TTGAACGCTTTATTGATGGCAATGATAAAATAAAAGTTATTAGATTACAGGATCCTGATAATCCATTCGTAAGTATTTATTTTACAACCATTAAGAGTGGGCAATTCTTTGCAATTGCAGACCCCAGTAATACCTCTATTGCAACAAGACTTACAAGTCATGTTCCTGTTGATAAAGATGGCAAACAAATTATTAACAAAACAACTAGAACAGAAATTGCTAGTGTTTCAAAATCAATTGGAACCAAAGAGATGAAAATTGCTCGATGGTATGATCCTGAAAAGAATACTCTTATCTATTTAGTATATACAGACAAATGGATTGGAGGATCTCTGAAACATTCAATTTCTGCAGTTGCTCTTGGGTTTCCGCCTGAAAAGTAATTCTAACGAAAAATAAGGGGTGATGCCAGTAGCACATCACCCCTTATTTTTTTCTAATTATTCAATAAAGAAATTCAACTCAATTTGTTCTACAACTCTGGTTGGTTGTAACATAACATTAACATGGAACTTCTTGGTCTTCTTTTCATAATCAGATGCACCAACGTCAACTGAATAATTATAAAGACCACGTTTCTTTCTAATTACTTCTAGGAACTCAACCAATTGTCCTGATACTTGTCCCCATGTAATTGCATCATTTTGTTCAAAAATAAAGAAACGACAGAAGTCTTCAAATGCTCTCTTAATATATAGAATTAGTCTTACAATATTTAAATCTTGTAGAGCACTTGCTTTTGCTTGTGATGTTAGTTGTCCCCAAACAACATAACCAGGATTAAACTTAACTATTGGATTTAATTGTTTTAGATATAACTGATCTCTTTCTCCTAGTTTTGGATTGAATCTTAGTTCTTTAATTGTGTCAATTGAAGCTCTGTTGAAACCAGCTGCTGCAAACCATAGCTCGGCAACATTATCATTTCTTGGTAAAATATATGACATATGGTATACTGGAGTAACCCACATATCAACACCTGTAAACATATCATAAACTTTATTATATGACTCATAAAGTGCTGCAAAATAGGTATTGTATGTGTGATTGTTTCTTCTCTTATCTAGAGATAGATTTACAGTTGGGTTATCACCATTATCTAAAATACATACGCAGTCACGTCTAGTTCTGCAAAGAGTAACAATTGATGACTTAACATCATCTGGATAACCGCAATCAAACACCATTGACATATAATAGTTTTCTGTATCTAAAACTTTATCATCAATTAAACCAGCATATGCTTGAGCTAGTAATTGAATTGCTTCAGCGGTATCTAATGATCCATCTGATTGAATTAAATCACCATCAGATCCTTTTCTTAATGGAGCAGGTTCTGATGAAACAAATGCATCTGCTACACTACCATATGACTTTTTAATTCTGTATTCAATAATACTATTTACATCAAAATCTATAACATTTCCATTCCATTTTTGAGTTGCACCTGAAATAACTCTGCTATCAAAAACATTAATTTGTTCATCATAAGATCCTGCTGCAGCACCTAACCAACCCCAAATCTCATTACCTTTAGCATCTTTTGCAATAACAACAAATTGATATTCTGTTCCAGAATTTGTTTGCCAATCAGTAAAATCTTGTTTGTTATCTGTAAGTAGTGCGCTTCCAACAGTTAAATCAACAACTGTTGTTCCAATTTCTTTATCATATACTTTAACATTAACATCGTATCCAGAAGAATATCTTGCGGTATCTGCATCAATAACCATTTGGGCTCTTAATACACTTGAGTAGTAAGCAAGAATATCTTGGATCCATAAAGAGTCTCCATTAATATCTCTCGCAAGTGGATTAAAAGAAACCTCAAACGATTCAATAATTACATCTTGTCCATCAGATTGTTTTTCATAAATATCTAATGTGTATGTATCCCAAAGAGTTGGATTTGCAACCTCCGTCAATCTGACTGATAGTTTGTTATACCATTGCCCTCTCCCAATTGGGTATAGAATACAAATTGGGAATCTAGTCCCGTCTGCTAATAGATTAGTTTCAATCTCGTCTTTACTATTAAGACTATTCAAATATGTAATTGTAAAATTAGCTGTTGTATCTAATGCGCCAAATAAACAATCAATACTCATATTTGAATATGAAGCATTATCTGAAAGAACTCTCATGAAATAAAGAGACCCTGATTCTCCCAAATAGTTATATGCACAATATGGGCCTTGACCATAACTTTTGCCATAAGCAGAAATATTTGGCTCACCAAACTCTGAAATTAAATCTGATCTACCACCGATAAATTTTAAAACATTGTCCTCACCTTTTTCTGTCAACGCGGCAATGAACCCAATTGTTGATGGTACTGCTTGGACAAAGGTTGACAGATCGATAATCTTAGTATAAACACCTGGAGAAACATTTGACATGTTAGGTTTTCCTCCCAAATTTTTTTTGTTTTCTCTATTAATTATTTAATCTAAAAATTTTAATCCTTCTTTTGTCTTCCAGGTCTAAATTTTTAAAATCCTTTTAGAAATATAAGAACCATGCAAAAATTAATCTTCTATCTGATGTCTTTACAATTGATGGAAATGTAACTCTAGCAAATATATTAAATGGTCCTGCATAACCTCCAGAATTAGATTCTGCTGTATATAATGCAGCTTCACTTAATTGATTATTATTAGCATCTGATGAAGCGATTGCTGTTGTAACTTTTACAATCAAATATTTATCATTATTTAATTCATCCGTTTGAAAATCAAGTCCCTCAAATGGTTTTTTATAGAAACCTTCTTCTGGGTATCCTGGTGAAATAACATGATAATCAGCACATGATGCATCAGTAGCATTAATCATTACTCTAGAAGCTAAATCAACATCTGTAATAACTGGTGGTGCAGGATTGAATGGGTCTCCTGGGATTACCCCTCCATTTCCTAAACCAAACCAAGAAATAAACTCTGATTGACTTGGTAATATATATGGGTTAGCTAAATTAAAAGCTCTCGATGCAAGCCATTCTCTTCCAACATATAAAACTAAATTGTTTTTACCAACTAACTTTTTATCTCCATTTTCTAATACTTCATAGATCTCAACGAATCCTTTTGGAGTTCTTGCTTGGCTAAGCTTCTGATTAACTGAATCATTTAAACAATGTTCGCCATAATGGTCTCTTACTTGAACCTCTATTGTCTTGACTTTATTGTCCATTTTTTTATATCCTTTTAATGTCAAAAGAATTGCATGTGTATTTTTGTTCTAAATTTAACAACCAATTAGTCGTTATAGAACTATATATATTAATATGTGAGAAACGAACCAATTACTTTAACTCGGAGGGAAAAGATGCATATTCTTAAAGTAAACAACGATTCAGGAACGTACTATTTCACAAATCCAAAACCATTTGATGTTTTGGAAGTAGTTCAAAGATTCACAACAATGATGGGCGTATCTGTAACCATCACTGACGGTCTTTTCAAGACGGATCGTTCAGAACTATTCTTCTCCTATTTGGAGGAGTATGAAGGATTCAAACCGATGGTGATTAAGAAACTTCAAACGATTACTATGAGAAAACGGTAGAAAAAATTGGGGATGTGTGAGGGTTAAGTTCACACATCCCCATAGGGCACTATGTTATTTTTTTAGCTTAAAAGGTATGTACCGCAACTAGGACAATACTTATTATTGGATGGTGATGATACACCACATGTTTTACAAACTAACCGTGTGTGCACTGTGACGGGTTTCTCTACCATAACTCCGGTGTCTCCTGAACCTTTTAATTGAATAATGATAACTTCAGCTTGTTCAAGTTCACCGATAGAAGTATAATTCAAAGATTGATATAATTCACTTCCTTTAACTGTAATTCCTTCATCTTTTGCAGGTTCGCTTTGAATTGATAATTCTTGAGCTGGGATTGAGCAATTATAAACACTTTGAACTTCGCCAACCATTTGCCCAGTTACTCCACCGGTCATTCCTTTAACTGAATCTAGTCCTCTTGCTGTACCAGCTGATCCATAAACAGCATTTGATGTATATACCCAGTTTGGGGCATCATACCAGTAATAATTTAGAGGAGATCTATGTGGATAATGATGAACTTCATGAATGACGGTTTTCATAATATGTTCTGGAACTGGTTTCTCAAATGCAAACTCAATTCTAATCATTCCATCATCAATTTTATCGCCTCTATGCTCTTGTATTTGTTTTGTCTTGTGAATGAATTTAAATGCATTACGAACTACATTGTATTGCATAAATCCTTTTAACTCTGTTGTTTCATTTGGATCTAATACAAGACGATGATTATCTAACGTATCTTGTCCATCAATACTTACTTTGATTGCTACTCGTCTTGAATTTAGATTTTTGAATAGGAGGGAATACTCTGCTCCAAAAGGTAGGTGAACTGCTCCATCTGTGATTCTTAAAATCTTACCACCACATTTTACTTCTGCAACGAAATGATCTTTGTACGTCATTGGCATTACTCCTTTGAAGATTACAGACTAGAATCTTGTTTTAGAATTTTAGTTTAAAGTCTGTTGGTGTGCCCTGTATTTATATGTTCTAATTTATTTAGGAAAAGATCTATATATATTAATAATTGAATAAATCTAACTATTAACTATAGGAGGAAATATGAAAATTAAATCTATTGTTGTAACATTTATTATTTTCGCAATTCTATGCTCCATTCCATTATTCACTTCAAAAGATGTAAAGAAAATAACTCAGAGACCAGTGGTAAACCCAGTTCAAATCATTCATCAGGTTGAAGAAATGAGGAGTATCCCTGAACCGGTTGAAGTTAATCTATTATATAAAACATTCTGAAAGGAGATTAAGATGGACTACGCCACTATTGACCTTTTCATTATTATCATTTTCATTCTTGGGTTCACACTTATTCCAGTTATTATCATACCAGAAAAGAAGTGTACTATGTTTTGGATTTCGCTATTGATTTCTTGGAGTGGTATTGGGTGGGCGGCATTAGTTATCGTTGCCATTGTAAAGAGGTTTAAGCCATTACAGTAAAGGGGTTTAATTTATGCCAGCACAAGAAATTCCGACATGTGAAAAGTGCGGGCAACATCTAGAAATTGTCGAGGAAGATAAACAATGTGTTACAATGGCATGTGGGTTCTGCGACCTGGGAGGATGCGACCACATCGAACACGTTAGAGACTTTACTTGTTGGAACTGTTCAACACACCAACAGGCGGGTGAGGACCGCCGATCAGCAACACCGAGAATGGGACACCACTGTCTTTATTGTGGGAAAGATTTAACAGAGTGGTATCAACTATTAGAAAGGAGAAAATATGTCGCATAAAATTATTGTCAATGATCAGATTCTGGATTCCGACAAGATTCC